AAGCCTCTTTCAGTCAATGGGGCTTTCTTAGGGAGGAAGATAAAGTCAGCAGCCTACAGGGAGCATGAAAAGACTATGCTTCTCAGGATGCCTGCAGGAAAAGTAGATCCTGATGTGATGCTTCGGGTAGAATTGTTTTTCGGGTTCAGTAGCAAAGCCTCCGATATTGACAACGGGATCAAAGTCACCCTAGACCTAGCCCAAAAGAAGTACGGATTTAATGACAAGATGGTCTTCGAGTTAAATGTGAGGAAGTGCATAGTCAAGAAAGGAGAAGAATTTATTCAAATGGGGATCTATAAGATGTTACCTTTTTAAATATGATAACAATTAATAGTTTAAGCGGAGGGAAAACATCTTCCTACATGGCAATTCACTATCCTGCTGATGTAAATATTTTTGCTTGTGTTTGTATTGATGATCCTGTGTGCATGCCAAAGGATCTTACAGTTTTGGCTTATGCTCAAAACAAATTAAATGGAAATTTTATTGCATCTGCTGAATCAGAAAAAACTTTAAAAATTATGATGCAGTTAGAACAAAAAATAGGACAAGAGATAGTTTGGGTAAGAGGCAAAAGTTTTGATGAAATCATTAATAATGCTGGATGCTTACCTACATGGAATAGAAGATTTTGTACTACGGATATGAAGATTAAACCCATGACTGAATATCTTTATTTCAGATATGGGATCGTTAAAGAGCAAATCGGATTTAGATATGATGAACTTCAAAGGGCATACGAAATTAAAAAAGGAGAAAAGCCTAAATTAAAAGTTGAAAAATATTTTGATTTTGCTACTGAAACATCTTTGAATGGAAACAAACGCAATAAATGGGAAAAAAATGTACTAGTTTCTGAAAAATCATATCCTTTAATTACTAACAGAATTGAAAAATATCAAATTGAAAAATATTGGAAAAATTATCCTGAATTTATTTTCCCAGAGGATAGCAATTGTCAAGGATGTCATCACAAAAGTTCAAAACTTATTAAACAAAATTATATCAGAGAACCTAAAATACTTGAATGGTTTGCAAGGCAAGAGGAAAAAGGGAAGTACAATACTTGGCATGATGATATGATACCCTATAGAAAAAAGTTTGAAATGGAATTCACAGGAGAATTTGATTTTGAAGGAACATCCTGTGATATGGGTGGTTGTACAGATTAGACAAAATTCATCCTTTTAGATTGGATATTAATTTTAATACTATATTTGAAGAAATAACAAACCAATGAGTTTAGAAGAAGGAAGATTTATAAGACAGGCTAGGAAGAAAAGCGGGTTCACTCAGTTAGAACTATGCAAGAAATTAGGCATATCTCATGCGCCTATCAATCAAGTTGAAAACGGATGGGAAAGCATAAGCCTGTTCAATCTTAGAATGATCTGTGAGGCAGTAGGCCTAGAGGTAGTGATCAGAGAAAAGAAGCAGGTATAAAATGGGGCTATTTATCAGTGCTTTAATCATCTTCATTTTATCCTTGATCATCTCGATCTTTTGGGTTAAAGGGATAGACTATATGCAGGACAATTATCCTGAATATAATGGTGAAGATTTATTCGATGAAAACAAGAAATAGAAATGCCTAGAATGCTTCCCAAATCTAAGCTAGATTATTCCCTTGAGATTCGTTATAGGATATCAAGCTGTGAATGGTCTAAGTGGATGAATAAGGGTAAAGGCAGTTTTCAAAACATTGAATTAGTACAGCAGCAGATCAGGCTTCTTGCAGCCTCATATAAAGGCCGTGATAAGGAGATTAGATTCGAATGGAACGGATGGCTATGTGACTACTCAGGTCTTCCCACAGGCGAAGTAATAAGCCTAAAATGAAATCGATCGGGTGGCTATATGATCAGGAGTTCAAATATGTTTTCCAGAACATAGGAAAAGACCTATGGGAAGATCTAAGGCAAGAGGTAGCAGTCATAGTCCTAGAATATGATCAGGAAAAACTCAGGGAACTAGAAGCCAAAGGAAAGCAGGTTTTTAAGTTCTGGATAGTGAGGATTTGCTGCAATCAAACGAATAGCAAATACGGGAAGTTCGGCAGGATGTATGCAGCCCTAGTGCCTGTGGAGGATATAGTCAAGTTCATCAAGGAAGAAGAAGAAATAGATAATAGTCAAGCGGTAGCAGACTCGATCTCTAAGATCATTGAAACCCTGTATTGGTATGATCAGGAGATTCTCAAAATGTATGTGGAACTAGGATCAGTTAGGAAGGTATCAAAGCAGACAGGAATACCACACACTTCAATTTTTATCACAATTAAAAATATTAGAAAATGTATCAAGCAGCAACTAGTATACTAGGATCAATAGGGATTACCCTGATCTACTTCTACATCTTGAATGTACCTGCCATATTTACAAGGATCACAAAGAGGAAACTAGTCAAGCCTTTCTCATGCTCCTTCTGTATATCATTTTGGATCAGCCTCTTTTTTCTAATCTTAAAAACGGATTTACTATCTGCGATATTTATATCTAGTATAGTACCCTTCATCTATCTGTATGTGGAGGATCATTTCACTAATAAATTTCAACTATGACACCTGAAGATCACGAACTATTCAAGAAGCACTTTCATCTATATGAGTGCTACAAAAAGCACGCTTTCATTCGCAACTATGATAAGGAAGTATATAATGATTTAATTCATCTCTATACTACCTATGTCAATGAGAAACACAATTTCTCCCATTGGTGCAGTAGCTGTAGAGCAGAACTAGTCAACTATCTATATGGGTGGTATGTGAATGAGGAAAATACTACTTGGTACAGAAAGCAGCAGGAAGAAGAAGCAGCACAGGCTTTGCAAGAGGTAGAGGTAGTATTCACAACAGAAGCACCTGTGATAGAAAACAAGCCTATCAAGAGAAGAAGAAAACCAAACAAATAAACACATGGACAACAAACCAAAAACCAAACTAGGAAACGGGAAGAAAAGATCTGAATCCTGGATCACGGCTTCCCTATGCCTATCAGATGCAGAGGCACACGCTTACACCTACAACGGCAAGAAGTATGTGAATCTGAATATTAACATCTACGATAAGCCGAATGAATACGGCAAGGATGTTGCTATAAATCTCAATGATTATAAGAAGGAAGAAGGTGCAAAGCCACAGGCAAACAAGATGCCTACTGCACCTGTACCTTATCAAGCCGAAGAATACGATTTACCCTTCTAACTATGGCAAAGTTCAAACTAGAAGTGGAAGAAGGGTTCTATGAATCTGATAGCCTTATATCCCTGATCTTTGAGGTGCTGAAGCATAGGTTCTGGCATCTCAGGACTCATGGCAAGTGGATGGATTAAAAACAAAATATAAACATCAAATCAATAAAAATCATGTCAAACTTTCAATTGAATTTCAATAGCCCTAAGAAGGTAGTCAGCATCACACTAGATGAAGAGGAAGGAATCTTTCAACTAGCCTACTTGTTTAAAAAGTTGCTAGATGATGCAGGGATAGCCAACAAAGTAGAAGAAAAAGAAGTAGAAGTAGTAGAGGCTACGGAAGAGAATAGCAACTAAATAAACAAAAATCCACAAAATGGACTTAAAAAAGAAAGCATTTCTTGAAGCCTACAGAAAGGCCTTTGGTAACATATCAAAGGCCTGCAAGGCTACCAATATGGACAGGGGAACTTTCTATGATTGGAAGGTCAAAGATCCTGATTTCATGTCTGCCTTAGAATCTATTGAACCTGATGAAGACTTTGCTGATTTTGTGGAGGATGCCCTAGTAGAAAAGATTAGGGACAAAGATACTACTGCTATCATTTTCGCCTGCAAAACCAAACTGAAAAAGAGAGGCTATATAGAAAGACAGGAGATCACAGGTGCAGACGGGAAGAAACTTTTTGAGGTGAAGATCGTGGATGACGGCAATTAGTATAAAGACAAATAAGGTATTTCGCCACCTTGAAAGTAGCAAATCAAAGATAGTAGTACAGCAAGGTGGCACTAGATCAGGGAAGACCTACAACATCCTTCTCTGGATTATT